CGATGGGGGTCTCGTCGTGCGTCCACCCTTGCTTGGCTCTTAACGATTTCAAATTGTTACCCATGCTGGGGATGTTGCCGCGACGACGATTTTTCGTCGCGCCCCAAGCTGGGGAAAAAGGGGCTTGACAATCTTCCCCAAATTGGGGAACAATCATGCGCATGAAACTCGCCTCATACATGAAACAGCACGATCTCGACGACGAAGCGATGGCCGCGCTGATCGGAAGCGGCGGCGCGTCGCAGGTCAAGAAGTGGAAATACGGGGAGCGTCTCCCCCGCCTCCCTGACCTCATCCGCATCGAGGAAGTGACCGGCGGCGCCGTGACCGCGCGGGACTTCCTCCCCGAACCTTCGGCGACAGAGGAGCGCGCGGCATGAGCGTGACTCTCTATCGCAACGTCTATCGCTTCCCCGATGGCGCCACGACCATCGCCGATGCGGCGCATACAACGCGCAAGCAAGCAAAAGCCACGCGAACCCTGCTTTGCTGCGCTCGCCCCGATGTGCGCCCCGCCTACCTCCTCGTCATCAAGCCTCGCCTCGAACTCGCCCGCGCATGATCCGCGCGGCCCGTCCGCGCGTCCACTGGAATCGAGCCACGCCTTTACGGAGCCCGCATGATGAAGCCCCGCGATTACGGAACGACGAAAGAGATCGTAGCGCGGCTCGTGCACGAGATCGGGCCCAAGCGCGTCGGGTTCCTGCTCGGCGTATCGGGGTCGTCGATCTACGGCTATTGCGACCCCGATTGCTCGACGCAGGCGACGTTCGATCAGGTGCGCCGGCTGACCGACGCCTCGAAATTCCCTAACGCCGCCGAAGACCTCGCGATGCTGGCGGGCGGCGTGTTCATGCCGGTCGCGCCGTGCGACGCGGCGTTGATGGAGATCGCGGCGCAATCGGCGCAGCAGCACGGCGAGTTCATTTCCTCGCTCATCCTCGCCATGCGCGACGGCACGATCACAGACAAGGAGGCGCGCGACGTTCTCGCGCATCTCGACGAGCTCTTGCGCGTCGTCGTGTCGATGCGCGCGAAAATCGCGGCGATGGCGTGAGGCGCGACGATGGCTCAAGCGGGCGACAACAGCGTCAACGCGGGCCATCTGCGGGCCTTCATCGAGCGTATCGAACGTCTCGACGAGGAATTGCGCGGGCTGAACGAAGACAAGTCCGAGGTCTACAAGGAGGCCAAGGGCAATGGCTTCGACGTGAAGATCATGAAGAAGGTCGTCGCGCTGCGCCGCATGGACCGTGACCGGCGCATCGAGGAAGAAACGATCCTCGATCTTTATCTTTCCGCGCTCGGGGAGGCCTGACGATGGCTGGCACGCTCCGTGCTTCGCGTGCGGGCGCACGCAAGACGCCGCAGCGCCGGGGTCTTTCCGGCGAAGATGCTCTGCAAAAGTCGCTGGTCGATTTCGTACGCACGGTTCTGCCGGGCGTCGTCGTCTTCGCAATCCCGAACGGCGGCAAGCGCACGAAGGCCGAGGCGGGCATTCTCAAGGCCACGGGCGTTCTGGCCGGCGTCTCCGATCTCGAAATCTGGCCGGACGAAATCGCGCCACGATCGCTGTTTGTCGAGGTCAAGACCGATGCGGGCAAGCTCTCTGTTGAGCAGCGGTCTTTCGGTCGGCGCGCGGCGGCGCGCGGGCATTACTTCGTCGTGTGGCGATCGATCGACGATGCGCGCAAGACTTTTGCCATGATGGGCGTCAAGACGCGGGAGGCGCGGGCATGACGACGCTCGCGCTGCCCACGACGCCCGGCACGAAGTTCGATGAGTGTGTCACCGTGGAGTCGCGTCATGATCCCCTGCATGTTGAAGTCCCATCGCCCCCCGCCAGAGGACCGGCACAAGACGAGGCCTGTTGCGCCGCCAGAGCCGATGGTCTTCCGCAAGGGGGTCGTGACGTTCATCGGAGCCGGGAAGAGGCTGGTTATCAGCGTGGCGGATATCAGCCTGCAACGGGTGCGTTGGCTGGAGAGGCCGATGCCCGTCACGTGAGTGGAGGCTAGGCGATGCAGCGGCTTCTCCCCGCGTCCGACATGGACCCCGCCAAGAAACAGCTTTGGCGCCTCGTCGACGGCGCGATCATGGATTGCGTCAAGGCGCATCCTGACTATTTCAACCCGAAGCTGGTGAAGACCGCGCGGCGGTCCCTGACGAAGCGCGTCACCGGCCAGGTGCATGGCTTCGCGACGCAAGCCGCGAAGGGCCGATCCTCGAGAGAGGCGGCTTGCGGGCCCGCCAGCGTGGGGGTCGCGCTGGCGCGTTCTCCGGGCGGTCCAACATCACCGCCCGAGGCCGGAGGCGGGTACGCGTCTCCGGCTCCCCTTTCCCTGTGGCGGCGACTTCGCGCGCTATTCAGGAGGGCGCCATGAGCGAGCCGCGCCCGCCGACGCCGCGCGAGATGATCGACGCGCTCGACCGCTATATCGCGCGATGCGAGGCCGCGCCGGGGTTTGTGACGGCGCGCGTAGCGCTGTTGCTCGGCAAGGATGATGTCGCACTCCTGCGCGCCATCCGCGAGGCCCTGGACCGGGCGGCGGGGGGGCGGCGATGACCGGCGAAGTCGTCCCCTTTTCCGCGCCACGCGGCGCGCCCGCGCCTGAGCCGCGCGCGCTGCCTGCCTGCGTCGAGGCGGAACAGCAACTCATTGGCGCCATTCTCCTGACCCCGGACGCGCTGCGCACCGTTGCCAACATCATCGCGCCGGAGCACTTCACGGAAGACATTCACCGGCGCATCTGGACGATTGCTTGCGGGCTTGTCGCCGATGGCAAGGAGCCGAGCCTGCCGCTGATTCGTTCGTTCGCGGGCGATCACGCGCTCGGCGATGGCGGCATGACGATGCGCGGCTATCTCGCGCGTCTCTACGCCGAGGCTCCGCCACCTTCGGCCGCGAAGGGCTTTGCCGAGGTCGTGCGCGATCTCGCGCATCGACGGGCCATCATCGAAGCGGCGCAGGCGGCGCTGGACGAAGCCTATGACACGCCGGTTGGCGTCGCGCCCGCGCCCATCGCGGAGCGCTTCATTGAAACCGCCCGCGCCGTGCTCGACGCGGACGATCGCTCGAAATCGGGCGCTGCGGCGGATCGCGCGCGCATCATCGCCGAAGAAATCCACGCGGCGCAGGCGGGGCAGTTGACGTTCGAGACCTTCTCGACGGGCTATGACGCGCTCAATTCTGTCATGCGCTGGCGGGCGGGGGATATCATCGTCACCGCCGGGCGTCCGGGCATGGGCAAGTCCATTCTCGCGACCTCCATGGGCCGGCGCATCGCGCAGTCCGGCGTCGGCGTGCTGGAATTCCCGTTGGAGAACGGCGCGGATGAAGCAACGGCGCGGCACATCGCGGAACTCGCCTACCGGCCGCGCGACCCGATTCCCTTCTCGGCGATCATGACGCGCGAGGTCGTCGACGAGGGCGATCGGTTCCTCGTCGACAACGCGGTCAAGCGCCTCGACAGCCTGCCGCTCTACATCGACGACAGCGAGCGCATCACCCTCGCGCGGCTCGAAGCGCGCATCCGGCAAGTGAAGGCGAAGATGAAGGCGAAGGGCGTCAAGCTCGGCGTCGTCATGCTCGACCACCTCGATTACATCCAGGCTGGGGATCGCTACGCCGGCAACCGCGTGCAGGAGATCTCCGAAATCATGCTCGGGCTCAAGGCGCTGGCGCGGCGAGAGGGCGTCGCCATCAACGTCTATTCGCAACTGTCGCGCGCGGTTGAGCAGCGCCCGCTTAAGGACCGGCGCCCGAACCTTTCGGACCTGCGCAATTCCGGCGATATCGAACAGGTCGCGGATCAGGTGATGTTCCTTTATCGGGAGCAATACTACTTGCAGCGCGAGGCGGATTTTCTGGCGGGCAAGGCCGAGGCTGTGCAAGCCGAGATCGATTCCCAAAACAAGGTCGAGATCATCGTCGCCAAGGCGCGACGCGGCCCGACGCGCACCGCGCATATGTTCTGCGATCCGGCGGCCTCGCTGATTTCCGGGAGAATGAGATGAGCACAGAACTACCGCCGCCGCTCGTGCCGGCGGAAACCGACCTTCGCGACTTCCAGTTCATGCCGATCGATATCGTGAGGCTGTTCAACTCAGGCTTCCACGCGGTCGCCAGCGACGCGGAATGGCGGGCGGGCGTCACGCTCTGGCTCAAGAGCTACCATCAGACGCCGGCCGGAAGCCTCCCCGATCTGGACGTTGAGCTATGCCGGCTCGCCGAACTCGGCCGCGATCTCAAGACGTGGAATAAGGTCAAGGCCGTCGCCATGCGCGGCTGGGTCAAATGTGCGGACGGCCGGCTGTATCACGCGACGGTCGCCGAGAAGGTCGTGGAAGCGTGGGGCAAAAAACAAGCGAAGCGCAGACTGTCGAGGGCCGGCAATGAAAAGCGATGGGGGAATGGCGTTCATTCACGGCCTCAACCTGAGCCGCGCGGAGAGGATCAGGGAGGCGAACGCGATCACGCTAACGATCCTGCGGCGATCCCACCGGGACAGCCCACGGGAGTCCCGTCAAGCATCCCGGCGGGACCGACTACGGGAGTCCCAGAACGATCCCGTAGCTATCGCAAGGGACAGGGACAGGGACAGGGAGAGATAATTTCTGATCATCCTCATCCTACGATCTCCGATGTGGTTCAGGCGAAAACTGACGATGACGAAAAGTCGGATAAGCCCGAAAAATGGACCCGTCAGCGGCTCGACGAGCTCGAATTCAGGCTGCGCGAAGCCGCCGGTCTGATCAATGATCCATCGCCGGGATTGGTAAATATTTCAAGCATTTGCGGTCGAATTGACGGCGGGGTATCGCTTGAGCGAACCATCCTGCCCGCTATCAGAAAGGTCGCGGCCAAAGCGAAGGAAAAGGGCTGGAAAATAAGGTTTTGGGCGTATTTCCATGACGAGATCGACGCGGTCGGAAAAAGCTACAGCGATGGCAAAACCGCCGCTGCCGCAACGCTTCCTGACCCGCCGGGCGTGCGGCGCGTCGACCTCGGCGGGGGCTTTTCGCTCGCCCTCGACGCCGACGCGAAGCGGGTTGTCTCGCTCTGGAT